TTAAATATAATTAAAGCACTAGATTCTAGCCAAATGTGGGCGACTACAGATATAATAAGAGAAACATTTAATCCATTAGGGGAAAAAATTATAGCTTTAGATAATACTTATGCAGAGTTTGATGCATCTGGATTTAATTATGATATGCTTTCTAGTGGCATAAAGATTAGAAGTAGTGATACTAATATAAATTCAAGTGCAAGTTTTTTGAGTTTAAGTTGGGCGTCAGTACCATTTAAATATAACAATGCAAGATAATTTTAGGAGGTGATAATATGTGGGGTAAAATAGAAAATAATAAAGTAATAAAAATATATAGGTATCCAGAAATATTAAGAGATTCTTCTGGCACACAATACCCAAAATCAATTTTTCAAAATAATACAAGATTAGTTGATTTTGGAATATATCCTGTTATAGATACGAATAATAGACCAGTTCATGAAGAGTTATATGGTAGTGTTAGCGAGTCTTATGCTTGGAATGAGAAAGATAGTAAATTAAAAAGAACTTATAATTATTCTGCAAAAGATTTAGATGATAGTGAAGCTAAAGATGATGATGGCAAAAATATTTTAGATGCAAAAGGTAATAAAGTTATAAATTATGGCTTAAAAACAATACTTAAAAATAAAATAAGAGCAACGCAATCTAGTCTTTTATCTAGTACAGATAAATGGATTATTAGAAAAGCTGATACAGATGAAGATGTGCCTGCAACAGTTACTACTTATAGAAAAGCAATTAGAGATTCAGCTACAACTATGGAAACAGCAATTACAAATGCAAAAGATTTTGATGCTATACTAGATTTATTCAAAGTAGAATATAATAGTGATAATACTATTAAAACACCTGCAACACTTTATAACTTTCCAGATGTACCAGATGGAATGCCAGACTAATGGAGTTATCCAAAAATTTTACTTTAGCTGAATTATGCAAAAGTCAAACTGCAATTAGACAAAATATAATAAATATTCCAACAGATCAGAATGTTATAAATAATCTTATAGCATTATCAAATAATATTTTACAACCAATTAGAGATAATTTTGGTATACCTTTTTCTCCTAACTCTGGATATAGATGCCCAGAATTAAATCAGCTACTTGGTTCAAAATCTACAAGTCAACATTGTAAAGGCGAAGCAGTTGATATTGAAGTGCCAACAATAAGTAATTTAGATTTAGCAAATTGGTGTAGTATAAATTTAAATTATGATCAAATAATCTTAGAGTTTTATAATAAAGGAGAACCTACTTCTGGTTGGGTTCATATTTCTTATAAATTAGAAGACAATAGAAAAAAATATCTATCTTTTGATGGAACACAATACAAGGAGATGAAGTAATGGCTTTATTAAGTTTAATTGGTCCTGCAACTAAATTAATTAGTAAGTTTGTAAAAGATAAAGATAAACAAGCTCAACTTGCACACGATTTATCTACTATGGCAGAAAGACACGCACAAGAGTTAGCATTAAAACAAATAGAAGTTAATAAGGAAGAAGCAAAAGGAAATTGGTTTCAATCATCGTGGAGACCCCTCATAGGTTGGGTTTGTGGATTATCCCTTGCTATCAATTATATGGTTTCTCCGATTTTAGCAGGTTTTGAAATTAATGTTCCACAAGCCGATATGTCAGTTATGATGCCTTTGCTTTTTGGTATGTTAGGCATATCTGGACTGCGAAGTTTTGATAAATATAAAAAAACTGATACAAAGAAGTAAATATAAGGCGATATAAGGCTCACTGAGTACCCTTAAAGACTTGCTAGGCTATCTTTATACCTTATGTAAAATATACAAACCAGAACTCTTCTTTATCCATTTTATATTTTTCTGCTAACTCGTCTGCTTGTATATAAATTTTATCAGCTTCATTATCATCATCAATATTGTGTTTTAGATGCCAATTATATTTGTCTACTAATTTTTGTATTTCTGGTGTTATCATATTATCTAAATTGTGGACCACTAAACCAAGCGACTAATGACCACCTTTCCCCCTTTGTTACTCTTGTTACTCTATGCGAAATAAAACTACTGAATAAAATACAATCTCCTATATCCATTATGCAAGTTTCAGAACCATTTAAAAAAAATTGTAATTCTCCACCACTAAAGTCGTTGTTAAGTAAGATTGAACAACTTATTTTTCTATTACTTGCATCTCCTACTCCTAAATCGCTATGCCAATTATAACTATTATTTGGCGACTTATACCTAAGCAGTTGTGGTCTTTCAATTAGTCCAGAAAGATGATAATTAAAAGTTTCATTTGCTCTAACTACTTGCTCAATTAATAATTCATCTAACCAGACTTCTTTTTCGTGTATTCTCCAAACGTCTACATCTCTGATGCTTACAACATTTGTTTCTTTACCATCTTTATTGAATACTTTTCCTGCTCTATATGTAGATTTTTTTGACAGATTAATAATCTTATCACATAATTGTTCTGTCAAAATATCAGTCTTCGTTATTCCGTGTTCTCCACCTAATGGTGGTGGAATACAAAGGCTCATAGTTTATTATCGTTTATCATATAATTAACTAGCATTTTTATTCTGTCTGGAAATTCTCTTTTTCCATTTTCTATAAGATGAATACTTGCTCTGTTTGCATAACCTAATACATCAGCCATTTTCTGCTGAGTAATATTATGTTTTAATCTATATTCTTTTAATTGTTTAGCTGAATTAATCATATTTATATTATACATTATCTGTTTAATTATTCAACGATTGTTTATTAAATTTTTTTTCTAGATCAAAATCTCTTTTTCCTAATGCTCCGTTACAATTTTCTTTTGCATATTGATTCCATTTATCAAGCCAAAGCTTTTGAAATTCTTCGTTACTTGCATTTCTGTAAGCAGTATCTAGCCTTGTTAATACTGAGCTTGTTTTAAAAAAATTACTTATGTTCATAATAAAAATCCTCCTCTAACATTCTTTCTAGTTTATTTTGTAAAAGTTCTGTTTGTGCTTCTGCACCTAATGTATTTTTAGATTCTATATTTCTTCTGATTGCTCTGCAAATATCAATAGCTGATGCAATACTCTCTCTTTGTTTTTTTAAATTTTCTTCCATTTATACTCCTTATCTAAACCTAGTTTAATACTGAGTGCCCTCTATTGGCTAAGCAAATTCTCAAAGCCTCTTCTTTTTGGTTGCATTCCCAATAAGGTTTTGTAAGACATTTATTTTTGATTGGCTTTGTTAATTCTTTACATTCTAAAATATCCCTTGTAATCTCTGTATAATTTTCTCCTACTCTTGGGTCAACAATCGGTTGCCATTTTACAGAACAACCTCCCATTAGTAAACTTAAAATTATCATACCTATAATTAATATAATATATTCTGTTTTCATTTATTTTCTCCCTTGTAATTATCTTGTTCTTCTGGCACTTGCATTTTTATATGTAGTTCTCCATTTTGATGTGTTGTTATTCTGTATTGAAATGGTGCAGTATTTACTAGCCATTCTAATATTACTTTTATGTTATTAGCTTGTGTATGTTTAATATCCATAATTACTCCCTCTATGCTTTTACTACTTTTGTAAAATCATAAGTACGATCCATCTTTCTCCATACTTTTAATGTTTCTTCTGTTTCCCAAAGAGTTTCTAAAATATGAGAAAGTTCATCAGCATAAATATCTGTAGCTTCTGCTTCTGTTTTAAAAGTCTTTGGATTTACTATTTTAATTTTATATGTGTCATTGTATGCAAGGTGAATAAATACATATCTTTCTCTTGAGAACTTAGATGTATTCTGTATTGTAAACCTTAAACCCCTTGTTGCCATTACGAAGTCGTGTGCTCCTGCACACATTAAAACAGTATCGTGTATTTGTCTTTTTATTGTTGTAGCGATAACCATATTTTCATTTTGTGAATTACTCATTACGCAATCTCCTTTGCTTTTTTATTTTCTCTATCTTCTTTTACAATCTGTGCTAAATCGGAAACAAATTTGATATTTGATTTTGCTAGTAACCATAAATTAAAAGTTTCTTGTTTTTGTAAAAGTTCTAATAACTCAAAAGACTTTTCTGCTGATAAGTCGTTTAAAGTACCAAACTGCTCTTTTAAGTTTTCTACTATTTGATCTGCTCTGTGTAATTTCTTTTTCATCTTTTTTACCCCTTGTTAATTTAATAATATACATAGTAGAACATATTTTGTTTACTATGTCAACAAGTAAAAGATAAAACTATGTATTTTTTACATTTGCATTAAAAGATAAAGAAACCCTTAAATCTGAAGGGTTTGTAGATTTGTATGGATAAACAAGGTGAGTTTGTAGTGCAGGAAATATATAAAAATCTTGTTCTTTTGGTTCAAGATTAAGAATCGGCACAGACCATCTAGAATCAGTACCTGCATTATTTATAAAAGATAATTTTCCGTCTGTATCAAAAAAACTTTTTTTACTTTGTATTTTATTTTTTGGTATTTTCAAATAAGCTATTGCTGAGATAGAGCAGTTACTATGAACGTGTGCAGGATTATATTCTTCTGACTTTTGATTTACAAACCACATACTTGTTATTTGTGTCATAAATTTTTCTGATTTTGCTACTCTTGTTTCTGTTGTTTCAGATACTTGATTTGTATTACCTTGTACTGTAATAAACTTCTGTATCATTTGAATACAAAAATTAATCCAATCAGAATGTTTTTTTGTATTTCTAAATCTATCTTCGGCTCTTCATCTATTTGTCCTACTAAAGTTTTTCCGTGACTTTGCCAATCACTTTTCATTACTTCATCATACATCTTTAATAAATCTTCAAATACTTCGTCTGGTATTCTAGTTTTTAAAACTATATTTGACCAAGGAGCAAGAACCTCTATCGGTAAATTGTATTTTTTATGAACTGTCATTTTTCAATTCTCATTTTGTATTCGTCATATAATCTTTCCCATATTGTTAAAGCAGTATTATTATTTGTAAACTCTGATCTACTTTTTACACCTGTTATTGCTCTTATGCCATTTACAATACTTTCAGGATTTGATGGCACTACCTCTGGTACTTTGTTTTTTAAAAAAGTTCCGAAGGCTACATCACTGCCAAGTATACCTGCTTGTTGTATTGCTCTGCTTGCCCTATTATTTACCTCTACTTTACGATTATCAAGTAATGCTACTGCAACCCATTTCTCCTCGCTAGGGGTTGGAATACCAAAACTATTTGTTACCTTTTGTGCTTCTTCTATTGGAACTTCAATAATCATTTGTACACAATTTCTTGTTTTAACTAATTTAAAATCTGCATATGTTCCTCTAATCACTGCTTGTGTCATCATCAACCTCCTGTGTTCTAAAAACATCTAAATAAATTAAGTTTACTATTTGAGCATATTCTTTCTGTGTATATTTTTTAATATCTATTTCTGAAACAAGATTTTTAAAAATATTTATTTTTTCTATTTGTTGCAATAGTATTCGATCACTCATCTCTTCCAATTTATACCTTTTGTTCTTTCGTTTAAAAATTTTATCAAGCATTTCCAACATACATATTCTTTCGCATTATCTACTTTTTTAATTCTATTACTTCCACATTTTATGCAGTACATATATCCATCATCTATTTTCTTTGATTTCTTTTTCATCTAAAAGTTTTTGTAATCTATGTATCTCTTGTATCAAAGGTTGTTCATTTATTATATCATAGATTATCCAAGAACAGCTTTTTTCTTGATGATTATTTTTTCTCAGTAAATTACTTATTTCTTCTTTGTTATTATCGCCATAGCTTCTTAAAATATAATAATTTACAGTACCTTTTGCATAGTCTAAAACACATACATTAAATAATTTTTTTTTCATACTGTATTACTATCCCAATCATATATTTGTTTATAATAAGGACTTGATAACCAAGTCTTTATAGCTACTAATTGTCCATAATTATATTGATTTGTTATTTTTTCAAAAAATTTAAATTCGTTTCCTGCTCTATGTAATTTAGTATGGCAGTCTAAACAAAGAGGAATGATATCAGCATCTCCTGCCTTTCTTCCCATTCCTCTCTCTGAGAAAAAAGGTTTTAGAAGATGATGAGCTTGTATGACCTTATTACAAGGGGTAAGCTTGTTTAGGTGAGAACTCATCATCTCCTTTGACCTATGATATGTATCTATACAACAATTAAGTGTATGCACATACTCTAGGTGTTTCTTATTGACATACCTCTTTGCCATTAAAATTCGTTATCCGTTGGCAAATCATCTGTCAAAACTTTTGAATCTGGAAAAGCATTTTTTATAGCTTTTATATCTTTTTCTACTTTATCATCTACTTTGTATTCTGACAATGATACTGATAAAAAACCTTCTCCGTCTTTTTTTTGTTTTCTCCAAAAAGCTATTCCCATAGTAGTGTCAATTTTTCTAATTTCTACTACTCCTTTTCCATCTGGTGCTTTTTCGTTTTGTTTTTCTTCTTGTGAAATCTTTTTTACATTTCCAATAGATTCGAATACTTCAAATGTATCTTGTCCTTGTGCATTTTTTCTTTTTATTAAAATACAATTTCTATCAAATCCATTCATATTTATTTTGCCTTGCATTATTACATCATAAGGTGCATCTTCTTTTACTTTCCATAAAGCACCTCTATTAGTATTGTCATATTCCATATTAGCCTCTCTGATTAAGTTTTAAATTTTCTATATTATCTACATCGGTTGCATCATTATCGTCATCTCCGTCTAATCCTAGTAAGGCTAATAACCCATATCTTTTGGCATAAGTAATTGAACTACCTAATTGATGTGGATCGCTTGTATTTTTAGCGATAAGAGGAACACCTCCATCTGTGTACCATTTACCAGACTTATGTATAAGTCTAGTTTGTAATAATGCTCTACCTTCATCTCTTACCATAGCTTGACTTAATGCGAAGTTATGTTTTGAAATAATTTTTTTTACTACTTCAATACAACTACTTAAACTTGCATACATAAACTTTCTATTTGCTCTTTGTGATAAGTAAGCTATTTCTGAATCTTTTGTTGGGTTCTCTAATTCATTTAATAGGTTTACTAAGTCATTATTGAAATCTTGATCTGTGTAGTCTTTTTTAGAATTGTTGTTGTTCATAATCTAGTCTCCATATTTCCTTTGCTTGTTTTTTTGTTTTAGAATTAGACCACCTCCAATCATCTAGGTCTGGCATAATCATCTGACAAAGTTCTTCGATATCATTTGATATAGATAAAAATTTTCTAAATCCTAAAGACGCTTGAACTAAGTTATGTATATAAGGTTTTGGGTCTTCTAATCTTACAGTTTGTACTCCTCTTCTTGTAACATTATCTATCCACAGTTCTGTAAAATCTGTTCCTGCAGATAAACCATATAAAGCTAATTGTCTGCCATAAGATTCTTTTATCCTTCCTAAAGTAAACTGACTTGTTTTACAATCTCTTATAGAATGCCAATCTCCTATCTTACCAAATTCAAAGTCTATATAGCCTATAAATGGTATTTCTATTTCATCAAATTGATAAGTAATTTTCTTTTGATAGCTTGTAGGTTGTCCTAAATTTATAAAATGATTATATCCAGATTTGATATAGTCAGAAATAGTACCTCTTTCTTTGTTTATCTTCTCGTCTGTAAATCCGTTCCAAACAATTCTTTTATCATAAGCTGATAAAGATATATCAATAACTTGTTCTAATGATAAATTCTGAGATGTCATTAATTTTTCAAAGCCTTCTTCTACTGCACTACCTCTCCAAGCACTTGGTCCAAAATCGTCTTTACCTCCTGCCATAGAATATAATACTGAAGCAGGGTTACTAATCCATTGATTGATCTTACTAACTGATAACCACTCTATATTGTGATTAGAAAATGGTGAATTACTTTTCAACTTTACCCCTTGCTGTTTTTTATAAATTCATATAATATATCACATATTGGGCATAGTCAAGGAATTATATTTGATGATTTTTATAAAAGCACTATAATAAAAGTATTATGAGATTAAATAGCTATTTAAAATACTCAGGGAAGACGCATAAAGACTTTGCAGAAGAAATAGGTCTATCGGTTAGTGCTATACACAAGTGGCTCTACGGACAAAGATTTCCTCGTAGAGAACACCTTGAAAAAATAAAAGAACTTACCAACGGAGAAGTAACTGCAAATGATTTCATATTTAAATGATAGATACTCTTGCATCGATTGTTTTTATGTCAATAGTATATAATCCAATAGCAACCATATCAAATGCTTGTGATTATATAATAAGAGATTTGATTGTATGTGCTAATGAAGATAAACACGATGATACAATTAAAAAGAGTATAGAAGATTTCAATAAAAGAGTATCTGATTGTAAGTTAATAGATTATGAATTAAGAGATGGCAGACATATGTGTACCTATGAACACCCAGATGGAACAAGAAGTATATTTTTTGAAGAACAAAAAAATTGCTCTTTTACCAAAAGATGTCTAGGCAAATAAATTTTCCTAATAAAAAATATAACATAATATATGCAGACCCCCCTTGGACATTTAAAACTTATTCAGAAAAAGGTAAAGTAAAGAGTGCAGATAACCATTATGAATGTCAAAGTTTAGATTGGATAAAAAATTTACCAATACAGAAAATAGCAGAAAAGAATTGTATATTATTTTTATGGATTACTTTTCCGTACTTAGAACAAAGTTTTGAAGTAATAAATAGTTGGGGATTTAAATATTCAACTTGTGGCTTTGTGTGGATAAAAACAAATAAAAATTTTAATGTAAATCAAACTTCTTTTTTCCCTTTTGATTCTTTTGATTCGTTTATGGGTTTAGGATATTGGACAAGATCAAATGCAGAGATATGTTTAATCGCTAAAAAAGGAAGTATAAAAAAACAATCTAATTCTATTCATCAAATTATATATGAGCCGATCAGAGAGCATAGTAGAAAACCAGATATAATAAGAGATAAAATAGTTGAACTTTGTGGCGATTTACCTAAAATAGAATTGTTTGCAAGAACAGAAAATAAAGGTTGGGATAGTTGGGGAAATGAAACGAACAAATACACAGAAAAAATTACAGAAAAAATCTAAATATGCAGAATACGATATTAATAATGATGGCACAGTATCTGATGAAGAATTTGAACATATGAAACAAATAAAAAAAACAGAATATGAACTTAGAAAACAATTAGCACAAAGAAGAATGGCAACCTACACTCTTATTGGTATGGGTCTATTTACTGCTATGATGTTTATGCCATTTATTACAATAGAAAGGATCGAAGCACTAAGTGATATTAGCAATTTGTTCTATATTAGTGGTGCAGGTATCGTTGGAGCATATATGGGTGCAACAGCGTGGATGTCCAGAAAATAGTAGAGTTTGATTTAGGCATCAAATGGAAAAGGGAACACGGAAATAATCCCTACGGCTTGGCTCTTGGTTCTGTTTCTTTATGGTCTTTTACACAAGATGATAATATGGAAAAGTATACTTTTATGAAATTGCTTATACAAGATAATGCAGAAATATTTAAATGGGGATTACATAAACAAAAAAATTTTATGGTCTACTATCATAAACAATATGCCTACTTCTTAGCACCTCCAAATATTGTGTATAAGGCAAGATTGCAAGATAAAAAAGAAAAAAAGAAAGTAAAAAGAAATGTTGATAAAAATAAAAATATTTTTATAAAATGATGTTATTTTTGTATGATTACAATATTTGTATTCCTATGTATTGTATATGGGGATATGCAGTAAATTTGTACTTTAAGAAGGAAGTAAATGTTTTTGACATTCTTACAATTTTTGTTGTTAGCTTTTTATTTATTAAGCAGTTTAATTTTTTTATTAGTTTGTCTAGTGGTGTATGGACTTTTCTTTTGTGTTTTTATCGTGATAAATACATTTTGTTTTTACATAAAGCATTTAAAAAAAATGCCCTCTAGTTTTCTAAAGGGCATCAAATTGGAGAAACTTTATAAGTAATTACGAAAATAGTTGTACTTGTTTTTTATTATCATCTGGATTCCATCTTATGTCAATAAGTCTATAATCTTTTCCAAATTTTGATTTAAATATTTTTGTACTTGGTTGTAACCTTTCTAATGCCTTCGGTGAAAAATACATTTTTTGATTATCGTGTATAATTATCATTCCACCTTGTTTTATAGCCTTATCTCTTTCATAATCTCTTATGCTTACTAAAAAACCTTGATATAACTTTGTTACTTTTTTTTTCACAATATTTTTCATATATAAAATCTCCTATGATTTTTTTATAAAATAATTTGAATAATCAACTACCTTGCAATTTGTATTATCTAAAACAGTTGTATATATTGGAACTACTTTAATTGCTTTAAAAATTCCAGACCCTTTACCTTCTAATTTTTTTATTAAGTAATTTATATAAAGTCTTTTTGCTTTTTCTATTGCTTTTGCCTTATCTTTCATAACTATGGATATATCTACATCACGAATTGTTGATAATTCAGAATCTATAACTTCTGAAAAGCCTTTTTCTTTTGTAACTAAATTTATTAAATATTTCATTTCTTTTTCCTTTTACATATTAATAGTCGTAAGAGTATAAATTTTGTTATTACCTCTTACTATATAATACACTTGTCGTTAAAAATTTTGTCATTATGCTACCTCCATAAATTTTGGTAATGGTCTTTTTGTCCACCTTGCAAAATACCTTTTGTATTTTTTGTAATATTCTTGATAAGCATGTAAACAAGATAGTCTTTTGACATCATCTGGCATACATTGTGGTGGATCAAAAAATTCTCCTTCCGAAATATTCTTAGGTGCATGTACTAAGTGTGTGCGTAATTTTTTTTCTGTAAGATGTACCTTGCCATATCTATAAGTGTATTCTCCACAAAGATAAACCCATAACATAGAAAGCCATTTATAATTTGATTTATTTGTCCTTGTCCAAATAGTGCTAGGGTGATTTAGGTGAGCAATCTTGTAAACTTCATAATTATTATCAAGAACTCTATGTGCAGTAGAAAGAAGTTGTGCGTATTCTATTATCATCTTGACGCAGTGTTTGTCACAATGTAGCGTTGCACATTTGTAAGGATTTTTATTGAGATAAAAAATATTCATTTCTTTGATTCCTTATCTGACCACTTTTGTAATTCTACTATAGCATCTTTTTCATCTTTATAAAGTTTGTAATTTACTAGTAAGGCTTTTTGTATCGTTGCAATAGAAGATGTGCAAATAATATTTATGTTTGTATCTTCTGTTTTTTCTCTGATTGAAATTAAGGCTCTATTGAGTTTATCAAGATACCCAGATATTTCATTTAATTTTTCTGCTTTATCTATACATTCGTGCATTTATATCTCCTTGTAATAAAAAGTATTGATGTTATTTTTTCTGCCGTAATATTTAGCAATCAACTTTGCTTTATCTAAAGGAATATCTCTTGCAATTTCGTTTGTTATTCCTTTGTTC